CGTGCCCCTTCCATGTCGACTGAATTTCGGGATGGAACTCCCGGAGCTCACACCCCGGACCAGAGAGTTTGCTGAATAATCACCATATCCGGTGTAATTAGCAAACGCCTGGCCCAAGGCCCCTCCAATTGCTGCTTGGCCATATAATCCTCCTACGGCCCCCCCCGCTCTCGCGAACGTACCTTTAGGAATTAAGGACAGTATCTTTTTCGCTTCTTGCTTTACCCGGGCTTTTATGGCGGCCCGGCTGGCCTCTGCATTATGCGGTGCAGTACCTATCTGTTGCTTGTTAGGCTTTCTTGTCATTCTGGGGTTTACCCGAAATAATCAAGCCCCCAGACTTGGTCTTGAGGGGGCGCCTACCTTTTCTGTGTGCACCGACACCGGTATTGTCCTGAGTTACGGACTTCGGTTCGCGCCAGTTGGACGATCCAGCCTCGGTCTCGACAACCAAGGCCTTCTTGCCCATAGCAACATTTCTTGCGGAAGCCGGGATGCCCGGGTTTAAGCCATTGAAATGCCGCCAAGCGGACTCGAATGCTTCATCTCTATAATAAAACGCACCTCCTCGCGTTTGCAGAATCATATCGCTTAGTTTGCGGCCAAACGATTCGACTTCTCCCATAGAGATTCCGTAATACCTCAGGGTCCAATCCGACCCTTGTTCCAAAGTGACCCTTTCTTCTGATCTCGGCATATATACCGGGGTTCCGTCTCCAACACAGACTTTGCCTCCCGCGACCATTCTGTATGCATTAGCTAGATGACTATAGATCGGACAGTAGTCTTTCGCCTCAACCGAATTCAGTTCAGAGAACATGCGCTGCGCAGGTGTTTCTCCTTTCTTTAAAGGGTTTACGGTGAAGCCTACTTTCTGTAGCCTCTTGGTTATCTCTGGAACCCACACAAAAGTGCTTATTCCTTTGACTAATGCTTCCACAGCGATCATGGAGCAATAAGTTGGCGTCTCACCAGAGTATTTAAATTTACTCTCTAAACCCAACTTAGTCATGTAAGACTCGACGGACTGGACCATTCCTTCGAGCTTGGAAGTATCTGACAACTTGACAGCAATCAAACAGTCATCTCCCACAGCCATGATCCTACACTCCCCTCCTCCCACTCTGCCTAGATACTGCTTAACAGCCGCATAATTACTCATGCAGTTGATAATAGTATTCCCGACGCTGGTGTTGGGGTCGCCCGA